TATTAAAATAATCCTTAATAACGTTTGGATCCTGAGATTGTAATTGTGGTGTTTTTTCTATCAATTTCTTATAAGAATTATTAATTTGTATAGTATTTACAATTGGATCAACAAGCATTTCCTTTGTCATATATCCGGTTGTTGCCAACATCGCGGCCCCAGTACCATATTCCATTGTTTTATTAATAGCTTTCCCGGCTCCAGACATAACTTTTCCCATAAAAGTCCGTAAAGGCCCTGAACCATTCTTTTCCATATCAAGTGAATCATACTCTTCTTGAGTTATCTTATTCTTTTGAAGAAGAGAATCTGCTGCTTCTTTTAATGTTTTTTCCATTATATGCTCCTTTTAATACATTGCGCTTGTTTGATTTGCGGTCGAATCAATTCTCTTACTTCCTTCGAATTGAAAATTGCTTGATCCTGGCAACTGAAGGGATTGGGCCTGTTGTCTTAGAGGGGTCAATTTTGTTTCCTCTAATCTTTGTTTTGCCGTACTACTTAAATCACTTAAATTCAAAGCTCCGGTAACCAAACTACCAACTGGAATACCCGCCTTTTTTTCTATTTCCATTCTAAAATATGATAACCAATTTTTCATCTCATCCCCAGTTCATTAATGAATCTTGCATCACTAGACGGAACTTCATTTGGACTAATATTACCAGCTAGAATATTATTTCTTAATATTGTTGTATAATTATTGTTAGATGAGGGCGCTGTTAATTTTTGTTTTAATTTCATTCCACCATATCCAACGCCACCAATCCCAAAACCTTTAACCGTATATCCAAACATTTTTTCACCAAAGGATGACCCGGGATGTGTAGGCATAAATCCCGACAATGTTGCTTTTCCTACAGCTCTAACACCTCTACCCGCGGCATTAATACCTCCAGCCACACCTCTAGATAAAAAATTTCCAAATCCTGATTCTTTTGTTATTTCTTTTTCAAGTTCATTGTATTTTTTTTGCACATATAACGGTCTAGAATTCATATTTTTAATAATATTTTCAGCAGCTTTTCTTGATATTTCACCTCTTCTATAATCAATAACGGAATTATGAGTCTCTGGGTAAAAATAACCTAAAGCGGTTCCAGTCAATGCTGCCCCTATCAAGGCTTTTTTAGGAACAATTTGTTTACCATGTATTTTTTTAAGAATACGTGAGGCGATTGCCATTGACCCCACCATACCCAATCCACCTATAGCTGCTGGAATTATACGAGCCTTGAAAGATGTATCATGAAAACCTTCATCTTTTGGTATAAGATGTTCGGCCATAAAAAAATCTTTTTTGGCATTAAGATCAAGAATTTTTTCTTTAATATCGGTCACTTTTTAATCTCATCAGAAATGGTTTTATTGAAAGCGTTCAAAATTTTAGAAGTAGCCTCGTGCATTTCCGAAAGTGCCGCAATCTTCGATAGTGACAAATAAAATTCAACCGATGGTTGAAGAACTTCGGCTTCCGAATTCACTTTCATAGAAGACAATTTTGTAAATTCAGAATTTACATTGAACCCATTATCCGACAATTCTTTTTTAATTTGTTCATAAGCCATGGCTATCTTGGTAAAATCACCACCAATGTCTTTTATATTTCTTGAAGCTAATTTCGCAAGATCACCAATAGAATCACCCTTTGCGACAATGATTTTCGCATCATGCTTCATTTTTTCAAAAGCGTATTCGGCCAGTTTCTCTTCAGAACATTTCATCATCGCTAGCTTATCAACAAAATTCTTCATCACATCCCTGTTTTGAATAAACCCGTGAAGTTCGGCTTGTTTTTCAACTGATTTTGCCGAATTCAACATATCATCACCTTGCTCATCCGACGTTTCGTTATAACGTTCCGGTATAGCAGCATCCCTGATTAAACTCGAATTTTTACTTCTGAAATCCGTAGGAGGTATTTTTAGATCATTCATGGCTAACTCACTTTCCCTTATTATTGGGATTATTTGATTAAATTCGGCAAGATCAAAGATAATATTTGCTTTATTAACAGAAGGATCGTTAAACAATCCAAGATATACATTTTGATTGGCGTGCTCACAAATCCTTTTTAATATTTCTTCATTTCCTATTTCACCACCAAGATAGGCCTCGACGATCGAGTTGTTCATATTTTTTCCGAATAATAGATAGTCTTCGGAAACCCTATGAGCAATATTTTTAATCGACTGAATCAATTCGTCGGGCATTAATACCTCTCGTATGGATCCGGTTGATCTGACGGGGTTGTCAAAGCCCCATAACCAATACCTCCAACACCAAGACCTCCGGTTGCAACCGTTCCACCAATCAATGCCCTTCCCGGCCCTGGTATTTTATTCCACACCTTTCTAATCAAACCTTGTTTTTTCTCAGGATTCGGGGTTGCAGCCGGCTGATTTCCAGTCGGTGGAACTTTTGGTGGAGGCGGCGGTGGTGGTGGTGTTCCACGGGGTGGATTATATGGAACAGGCAAGTTGTTACCGTGATTAACCGGAACAAGAGCATGATTATTTTGTACAGGAACTGGTAAATTTTTATTTATCGGAACGGGAACCTTTGGTTTATGATGAATATTTTCAATTACCCCGGTTGCAATATCCTCAACTTTTTGACTTGCCCTTTTCGCTCCCCCTCTTAATAGACCTAAGGGGTTAAACGCTGTTTTTTCAATTTCGTTTTTAAAACCTTGCATATAATAAATGTTCATTAATCACCCCGGCTATTTATAATAAAAATATAACATTATATCCGTCAACTATCAACTTTTATGTTGAAACACTTTAATTTTAATTATATATTATTCCTATAAGAAGGGTGGTGTACATGGAATATAATTTCCAAAAAGAACTTGAGAATGCGATCTTTAACGCCGACATCAAACTTGATCGTCGGGAATTATTGACTGATATTTTTAAATCATATGTCGCCAAATTGTTTGAGAGGGTTATAGCTAACGGCAGAGTACCGTTTGATTCACTTGTCATCATCAAGAACAATCTTATTAACGAATTCAGAAGAGCCGACCTATCAGAGTATCAAAAGAGCGTCGAACAATACGACGCATTGTTTGATACCGCAGTTAAAGAGATACTGAACCTGGCCGCTCTCAGACATCAAGGTATGAACCAGGTTCAAAACGGAATGCAGACCCTCCAAATCAATCCTGAGATATACATCAACGAGAAAGGGTTGACGGTTCCCGTTTCAGCATTATAGACGCAATCTTTCCAAAACAATTTAACAGATCCGCTTTCTTAACATGCTCCGGAAGATCTTTTATATCCGGAGTATGTTTGGCCCACCTCTTGGCCATCTTGGGGTGTTTAGCGAACATCCAACGCTGCTGTGCTTTTGATTCAAACGGCATATTAATTCCTTTCAAGATTTTTCTCAATATCCATTGTATAAAAAGCAGGTGCCCTTAACGCACCGCTACCAAATTGTTGTTGTGATTTTACCCTTGCAACCATTCCTAAATAATCATTCTGATGCTCAAGCATATCTTTTCTTTTAGCCTGCGTGAATCCGGTTCCAACATTTCCGACTATCTTTCCCTTCGGTGTCAGACTATACTCAAATCCGCCGGCTTCATCCTTTTCTTTTCCGGTTGCCTTACTGATCGCTGGGAATATTTTTCTGATATAAACATCGAAATTATCACGATATTTGATCTTGGAAGGATCACCGGTAGGCTTTGACAAATCCCATTCTACCACGCCTTCCTTTGTTTCAGGATGCAAGCCTTTCTTGATACTATTGACCAATTTTCGTTTTTGTTCAGGGGTAAAAGCGGTCTCGGCAACACGCATCGACGGGATTCGTTTCTCAATCGATTGCATTAATTCCAGTTTTTTTCTATACGGTTCATTAGAAACATCTTCACCTTTAAACTTGACAATATCAAAAATATACGGCTTTAATTTCCCATGTTCTTTTTGTTTTTCAAGACTTTTATGTATACTGGCATTCAACATTCCACCGATAACTTCCGCAGCTACAGGTTTATTATTTTTGGTTGCATACAATTCACCACGTAAGACCGTATCGTCTAACTTCTTAGGAACCGCTACATATTTCAAATCAGGAACCTGATCTGAATGATCGATAGGTTCACCAGTGCGTTTGCTATTTCGATATGAATAGATGTGATTGTCTTGATCTGATTTAAGATGGAATATGGCATGAGCCCCATCGACTTTCCCCTGTAATACTTTATTATTATCAGAATAATCGGTTGGTTCGGATAATGTTTTATATTTTGGTTTTGATGTAATAAACTCAGCGTGTTTTGCTACTCCGGATAGTTTCTTTACCAAATTGGTAATCTGCCGATCATGGTCAAATGTAAGTTTAGCCCCATGTATAATTTCTTTTAAACCAGTTTTCAAACCACTAGGAGGCTCAACACCAGCACTTACACGGTCTTGAGATCTTTTAATCTGCCTAAGTAAAGATTTTAATTTTGAAGTTCTTTTTACAATTAAATTACCTTCATTTCCACCAAAATCCCCGTAAAATTTATGGACAGATACACCCTCAACTGTGGTTGGTTTATTTTCCAATATAGCTTCATTGATTTTATTTCGTGCATCCACATGTGACTTAAATTTATCAAGAGATAAAATATTTCTTCCAGAAACGCTTATATCTTTGGTATTCTTATATCCGATTATTGGATCGATTTTTTCTTCTAATGCCTGTGTTGTTTTTCCACTTCCCCTTAATCCGGTAATAAAATTAACATTACTGTTGGGGTTCCCTTTAATTATAAGATCTGGCTTAGAAAAAAATATAGGGATTACGCCTGATGTTTTTTCTATATCTTTCTTCTTAATCATCAACCAATGCTTATCACCCATCGTCTTGGGTTTGATCATTACGAATTCGCCTTCAGGCATGGTCATTCTGATTTTTTCATTAGTCGCTTCGTGGACATGTACCGGCTTATCATAAACCTTTTTTACTTTACCGGCCCCGTATCCAGACCACAATGTTCCTTCAAAATCGGAATATTCAGCGCGATGGGTTGGTTGTCTGATGGCAAGTGTTTTTTGTTTCTCGCCAGGCAAAGTCCTGATAACCCAACTATGAGTTTTATCACTATCCTTAGCGTGCAGTCTCACATCGTAATGATATCCGCCCCTGCTTCGTTTTGTAGTGTGTTTCTGAATGACAAGACGTGCGGGGCCACTCTGATTTATATCATGGGTTTTTTCTTTTGATGGAAGGCCTGGTGCAAAGTCTTTAGGCATATTATTCCCATTTAATCCGGATCTTCATTGACTCCGCCGGATAAATATCTATTATACTCACCTCTTAATATACCTGCTGCAATTCGAGAAAACATCCATGAATGAAAACAGTCGTCAGGTACTATATGGTCGTACATCATAAGCCTCGTTCTCTCACTATACTCGCTATATATTCCTGTAAAATCCGGTTGATATTCTTTAAACTGTTCATAGTTAAAAAAAGCGACATCGGTACGTTTGATATTCATAATTACGTCCGTGATAACACGGGTCCTATTCATTATATAATGACCCTTTTCCTTATCCCAGCGTAATTTTTTTCTGATTGTTCCATGTTCGTATATTTCAGCAAAATGAAGGGCCCCGAGGGTTTCTACCATCATAGCATTGGATGTTCGTCCATCACCAGTATCAGCTATGGTAAGTTTTGCATTAAATTGATGAATTATCCTCAGCATGTCTTTGATCTGAATGAGAGGATCTGACATCTTTCCGGTGTATTTTTTTACGAATACGGTCTTAAATTTATTCCGTATTACAGCGCTTATTGTTAATACGGAATACGATGTCCCCGATGCTGTATCACCCTTTCCCCAATCCACCCCAGCCGTAATAATGTCAACACCTTGCAACATATCATGATATTGACCTATATCCTCGGGAATCATCTCATAATTTTCACAGCACGCTATTAATTCCGGAACCGATATCGGATGCCTTGCATTGGCATAAGGGAGCGCCAAAACCTCATTATAGAATCTCTCCGATGAATAAATTTGCCTTGTATTTGTGACACTTATCTTCCAAACTTCGGGATTATTAATATTATTTATCCATGGTAATACTATCTGTGGTAGCCGATACCCATCGATAAACCCACCCTTATTCATCGTAACCCATTGACCGTTCTCATAATAAATAGGCTTCTTACATTTATTACATACAAGGCATGTCGCGCCAACATTTTCTTCATTTATGCAATTGTATTTACCACATCCGACATTCTTACATTTAATAACCCACTCGTTCATCGTGCTCTTATCCCAATACCGCTCCATCGTATTTTCAATGGTTTTGGGTGTTCCTGCATATATTCTACAGTTGAATAAATGCATGGGGAGGGTAGGGAAACGTTCTTTGAGATGCTCCCACTTCGCCAGACTATGACTCATGCATTGTTCGATGACCGGTATATGATCGCTGCAAATATCCTGAATCTCATCAATGCAGGTCTGATCTCCCGATATACCGCGGATGGAATCGGCGGTATGGAAAGCCGATCTCAGATAAATCTTACTACCGTTATTGAATTCTTTATACGATATCTGATCTTTGGTTTTCGTGTCAAAATAATTATCCTTGATAACCATTGATCCTTTAAGGGCACCATCAAGCTTATCGGTAGAAAATACCGATACTTGTCCACCAGTCGGGGCTACATAAATAGAATGATAGTTCTCGTATTTAAGGCACGGAAGAGCTGTTTTAAAACCCACCGTGGTTGATTTGTGTGTCTGCCGGCCGAACTTTAATATGATAGCGTTAGATGGTCTATTATAGATCGGGTACAAATGCCGCATGGTATGGTATGGCATTGAGAGCGGAGCGCCATCCAAATAAAAGATATTGCTCGCAAATTGAACCGGAGTGACATTCATTTTTACAAGTCGCCTTTGACATCATTAAGCATACCATTAATGTCTTCGATCCTGGCAATCTTTTCATCTTCAGGTTCACCGAAGTCGAGGCAAACCTGTTGCATTTTTTCAAAGAAATCTTTTGTTTCACCTTCACCAACGGGCATTGCATCATTGGCTTTCATATAAATTTCAATCCACGATTTGGCCAATTTTACCCGTTGCTCTTCGACATTTTTCCGCGTAGTTGATGATTTATTGAAAGCCCCAAACTCGTCGTTAGACCCTTCCTCTTCATACGTTTCAGCGTTTTGAACCATATTCATGGCTTCATAATATTTGAAGTAACTATCTCTTTTAATCTGTTCAATAAAATCCTGGGATCGTGGGGCAACGATATTACGATAACCGATTTTCCACTTAATGTAATTAATATCATGAAACGTTATTGGAACGTCGGACCCACTATCGCTATCGTCTCTAATCGCTGATATTTCAGATTCACCCGATCTTAATTTTCTGATGATAAGCGTGTTTTGTCGAAACGGTATGCAATAATACAAGGCCTCTTTTGCCGAAATGATATCCGTATCCCAAAACATTTTTTTATATAATAAAAGTGCATCCACACCTATTTTCTTTTTATATTTAAACATAACGATCTTCGAAATTTCTTCGAGGGACTCGCTGTTGAAAAGAAGTATATTGATAAGGCACATGGCGTCTTTATATTTATGAGCCCAAAGACAATCATTACACCATTTGAAGTATTCTGGGGCATCCTTCTCGGAATCCCTGCGTATAACAAAGTCATAAAACTCAAAGACCTCAAAATGTTTCAACCATTGAACGTGGGTTTCATTATTTATGTCTAACGGGCTTTTGGCATCAACAAGCTGCAAAATAGAAGTCGGCAGCATATTCTTTAATTCCGTAAATATCCATACAGCTTCTTTTTCTTCAATAAAATATCCAAACTCCTTGAGTCTTTCAATAATGAATGGTATACTCTTATTGAATAGCAAGAAGGTAATTATAAACTTTTTGAAAGGCGGACTGTTCATATTTTTATCTTGGCTTTCTATAACATAAAATATATAATATTTTTTATATGATCTTGTAATATATTGGATTTGTTCATAGTTATTAACCGGATGTATATTATTTCTATATAGATTATAACACTGATCGAGGAATAAAGCAAAGAAAGGATGAGGTATGGCACCAACCCCAGGACAAACTAAAAAGTTTGGTGAGAAACTTCTCTCAAGATTAAAAAAAAGTGTTCCATATCTCGCTGCGACTGGTACCGGTATAGCCGGAGGTATTGGTGGATATCATCTCGGTAAAGCTGTCGAAAGAAGAAATGATATTGACGAAGATAGACAAATAGCTGAACAATTTTACAATTTAGGTGAAAGGAATTCGATTATGAAGACATCAGAACTTATCGATTCAGTTTATGAACAGGCTTTTACGAATGAACTGGAAAAACTCGGTGCAAAAAACCCCGCTGAGCTTGCAAAGAAAGTCATGCCGTGGGTAAAGAATGTATTTGGAAAAGCAAAGGGTGGCGTGTCAACCGGAATTGATAAAGTTGTTTCTGAGGCAAAAGATGTTGGACAAGAATACAAAAATTTAGGTAAAGGGATCCCTGGAGCTTTCAAAAAAGAACGTATGGTTCCCGGAAAAGCTACACAAATGGGCGGAGAAATATATACACAGGCTCCACAAAAAATGAAGCCGATAGCAAATGCAAAATGGATAGCAAAAGATATTGGAAATCTTATTAAAGAAAATAAAAAAGCAGCTATTGCCACCGGTGTAGGAACCGTTGGTATTGGGGCTACGGGTGTTGCCCTTGCCCATCGCAAGAAAGACTAATAATTTTTATAGAGCTTGGGTATTTTCCCAAGCTCTATTTAGTTAAAAACAAAGGATCATTATGAATAGATTTGATCTAATTTATCGTAATGCTTTTAACGATGAGTTGGAAAAGATTGGGGTAAATTGGGGAGGATTGGCCAAAGGTGTCGGGACGGCCGGTTTAAAAGCTATTAAAGGATTCGGATCGGGTTTGAAAAATATCGGTCAAGGCGCGTTTGGCGCTGCAAGAACCGCGTCTGGAGCATTTCTTCCAAACGTTTCAGGAGAAACAAGATTAAAAACTATAGGGGAAGCCGGAAAACAAATGGTTGGAACTTTGAGACAAAATCCTCTTACCACAGCTGGGTTGGCTGGTGGCGCAGGTCTTGGTATAGGATTAATGTCTAGAAAAAAACAAGAAGCCCCACAATTTAATAATTATAATATGTGATTATGAATCTCTATATCGGCAATCTTTCTAAATCAGCTATGGATAAGATTGCCGAATCTTTTTCTTCTATTGCTATCGGTTCAGCTAAAACATTAGATTCTAATTTGTTTGACGGATTAAAATCAGGATTTCAAAATTTAACTAAAAAAACTAATCTTCAGAGTACAATTCCCAAAGCAATGGAAAAGGCTGATGTTCAACCGTTGCACGTTAGATCGGGGGATATGAATGCCCCTAAAGATATAACTACATCATTAGCATTTTCCGGAAAAAATAAAAATCTTGCCCACATTAAAGATCCCCGTTTAATTAATTCACGAACAAAATTACAATAGTGTTATTTTATATTTGTTTTGTGTAATAACAATATTGAGTAGAGTTTTTAACTACCAATAAAGGAGTGTTATGGGTGGCGCATATCATCTTTTTTTTCATGATGATGTCGATGGAATAATAGGGGCATCCCTATTTCTTAAAAATCATATTAAGGAAAAATACCGCCTCTATCCGGTATCATCATCATGGAGGGGTGATAAATTTAATGAATTAATCTCAAGCCTGTTTATAAAACCTGGCGATAAAAAGGTAATCATAGATTACCAATACCATCCCAAATGCGATATTTGGATCGATCATCATTTTAATGAAACATTCGGCGAATGTGAAATTAAAAATTCTAAAATGATTTATAACCCCAAAAGTCAATCTGCTACACGATTGGTTTTTGATTATGGATTAATGGTTAACGGTGTTGATCGCGTCGATTATGATACATCATTTCTTTATCAAGTCGACATTATCGATTCAGGATCTTATAAAAGCGTTGAGCAAATATTCAAGGATAAAAATCCTACAATGATTCTAAGGGCATTCCTTGAGAGGATGTTTCCCGCCGATATGACTTATTGCAGAATAGTTGAATTAATAGCAAAAAACAATATGAGCATTAAAGACGCTTTGTGGATTTTGCGAATAAGCGCATATCATGTAAAAGAACTTGAACAAGAGGCTATGAAAATTAAGGATGCCGCCATTATTTCGAATAAAATATCGATTGTCAATCAAAGACGGAAAAATCAATTTCCAAGATATGCGGAATATTTAGCGCTGCCTGAAATAAAATATTCAATCAGATTAACGAATGTAGGAAATAATAATATTTATTTTCAGCTTGGTTTTAATGATTGGCAAAAGGAAGCTAATGATATCAACATCGGGAAAAAAATATCCGGGCTTCAAGGGTCGATTATAACATCCGGTGGAGGTCATTATAACGTGGCGGCCGGAATGATGAAAAGCGAAATGGAGAACACATTCATCGATGAGATTACAAAAATATTAAACCATGAGGAGGTTGACATGGAAAAGTATGCTGTTGATTCAACAGACCCGATCGAAAAGAAAGCTAAGGAAATGATCAAGACCGGATCCGCCGCTACCATTGCGGATGCGAGAGAAAAAGCGTCCAAAACGGAGGAAAAAAATGACGGATCAGCCGAACAGTAATTTCAACTTCAAAAGAATTTTTGGAATGACGTTGGATGAAATAGATTGTGTTTTATCCGATAAAGAAAAATTTATCAAGCATTTTGAAATTCCAAAAAAAGACGGAACGAAACGCACTATCATAGCGCCGATATCGAAATTAAAACATATTCAAAAACTGATTTATTTCAAATTTCTGAAAAAATACAGATGCCATCCGGCCGTGCATGGTTTTGTTCCCAAGAGAGGGATAGTAACAAATGCCGCAATGCATATTGGGGCAAGATCTCTTGGAAAAATCGATGTCAGTAAATTTTTCGATTCAGTATCGGTTAATCATTTAAAGAATTGCCTGTTCGGTAATAAGAATATTTGCCGATATTGTAAAAATTATGAACGTATGATGGATGGAAAGTGCAATCCATCGCTATACAAAAATAAATTACAAAAATTTGATTATCGTTGTGAAGAAATTAAGGCAGTGTTTATTCCTGATTATTGTGAAAAGACAGGATATAAATCTCTCTTTTTGAGAGTAATAGATGCATCAACTTATAATGGATTTGCGGCTCAGGGATTCCCGACATCACCAATGCTCGCGAATTTATCCATGAGGGGTTTTGATAAAATAATGAGCGAACACTGTGAAAGCCTTGGTATAATATATACCCGGTATGCCGATGATCTCACATTCAGTAGTAAGACGATGACATCTTCCGAATTAATGGGAAGCGTTAAACAAAAAGCCTATCGGCTATTGTGGGCTTTTAATTTTCAACCCAAAAGGGAAAAGACTAAATTCAGAGGCAAGGGGGCAAGATTAAAAACTTGCGGTGTTGTCGTAAATGTCAAAACAAATATTGAAAGAAAAGCATTGATGCTGTTCAGAGCAAAGGTGCATCATGCTATTAATAAATATCCTGATAGAACCACCAAATCCAGAATCAGATCGTTAAAAGGATTTGCGTCGTTTGTGATGTCGATTAATGAAGAGCAAGGTAAAAAATATATGAATCAACTGGTCGAATTTGAAAAACAAAAATTCGGATCAGAATGATGGAATATACGATATATACCGATGGTGGATGCAGTGGAAATAAAAGAGATTCCGGATGTAAAGGTGCTTGGGCATATGTTATCTTGGATCCCGCTAAAAATATGGTTTATCAAGACGTGAGTGGAGAAGAAAATACCACTAATAACAGAATGGAATTGATGGCTGTAATACGCGGGCTTGGCACATGTTGCTGTTTTGACCGGACAATAAAACACGAATGTATTGTATTAACCGATTCTAAATATGTTGCAGATAATTATAATGATTATTTGCAAGAATGGAAAAAAAATGGTTGGAGAAAATCAAATGGAGGACAGGTTTTAAATTTTGATCTTTGGAAAGAACTGAGCTTGTTAATCCCCGAGTTCAAGTCAGTTAAGATCAAATGGGTCAAGGGGCACGCTGTTAATGTGTATAATCAAATAGCTGACTCCCTGGTGAGATCCGTCCTTTATCCAACCAAATGAAAGGGGTTCGTTATGAACCGGAAAGAAACCGATTCGGCAAAATTTAATTTTGTCATTGATGGAGTATCTGATTTTTTGAAAGCATTATTTTCACAAACAGAGACTCTTATAGAAAAAATCATTCCCCACGATGATGATGAAGAGAATGATATTAGATAAATCAGAAGGAGAGATTATTATCTCAACCGTCGTGTTTCGCGACGGATGATCCAAAAGTCGGTAGGCGCTCGCCTTTCCCTTTCTGAGGCTTCGCGCATCAATCTACCGCTTGGTCCATAACCCGCATCCGCGGGTTATGGCGGACCAAGCTGGGGTGAGCCCCGCTTGGCCCCCGACCCCAATCGGGATCTGTCTGTTTTATCTAACCATGATCTCCCTGATTCGACCAGGGAGATTTTGTTAAACATTTATTAATAAGGAATTTATATGAAAAATATTTTTAATAAAAATTGTTGTGATGGTATTTATAATTCATTCGACGTTCATTTTACAAGTTTATGTGATAATAAATGCAAACATTGCATTGATTTGAAATATAAAGGATTAGGGGTTAATAAACCAAATGTTTCAGCGATAATAAATACTATTATTAAAAATCAAGACGGTTATGATGATATTTTATTTCTAGGTGGGGAGCCTTGTATTTATCTTGATGAATTAATTCATTGTATACAAGAAATTAAACATCAAACAAATCTTAAAGTGTTTATAACAACATCTGTTCCAAAAATATGCAATGATAAGTATGATTTATTTATATGTTTATTAAATTTATGTGATAGAATCAATTTATCAGTTCAACATTATAAAGAAAAAATTGCTGATAAAATTCGAGAGACTTCTTCAAAATATGATAGACAAAAATTTTATAATTCTTTACCGTATAAAGAAAAAATTAGAATTAATTTAAATGTATTAAAACCATATTTGTATATAAAAGAAGATATTATAAATTGTTTAATACATTATGATAATATGAAATTTAATGAAATAAAAGTTTCAGAAATACAACATGGAAAAGATAATTTTATTTCTTTTGAAAAAATATTTAATATTAAACTTAAATCTCCATTTTTTTATGGATGCCAAACATATTTAAATATGAATAAAATAATTACAAATTTTAAAACACCGTTATTATTAAAAAGATCGTGTTTTTTATGTGAAAGAACACTGAGGGCTTCTTATATTGATGGTGTTAAAGTATTTTATAAATTATTAAAACCAAGTATAAATAAATATGGTGTAATTTACGAAGATGGTCGTTTAGAAAAAGGATGGATATAAAATATGTTTACAAAAATATTAAGAATTCTTATTAAAATATGTAATAATAAAAAAGGTCATTGTGTGCACGGTCATTGTTCTGAATAGTATTTATATTGTTATAAATCATAAAAATACTGTATAACTATATGTAATGGAAATTAATCCATTACAAATAATAGGAGGTTTTATGGAAAAAGATGATAATGGTCAAAAAAAACTCGATGATTTAAATTTATCATCAGACGATAAATTTAAACAAGGTTTTATTGAGGAGATGGATAAACAATGGGATGAAATGGAAAACATTTAACCCAATATCCATTATGGCGAATCAAAAGATCCGCCATTTTTTTACCTTTCTGAGGCTTCGCGCATCAATCTACCGCTTGGTCCATAACCCGCATCCGCCCCAATCGGGATCTGTCTGTTT